AACTAACGAACCAATCCCAGCAGATTGGTACAAGGCTGTAATTTCTAACACCGAGCAGAAGGCAACTAAAGCTGGAACTGGCTCATACCTAGAACTCACAATTGACGTGATCGAAGGATCATACCAAGGCAGAAAAATTTGGGATCGACTAAACTTACAGAACCCAAACCAAACTGCGGTTGAGATTGCACAACGTAATCTATCGAGCATTTGTCGTGCGATTGGTGTGAACAACCCAAAGGATAGTGCTGAGTTATGTGACAAACCACTGATGGTTAAAGTTGCAGTTAGAGCGGCTGATGGTCAGTATGATGCCACTAACGAAGTTAAGGGTTACGATGCGGCAGGTGGAGCTACGGCTACTGCATCACCTGTAGTTGCAACTGCGAGTGCATCTACACCACCTTGGAAGAAGTAACGTCTACCTCTGGATCGGCTCCGTGTGAGCCGATTTACTAGATAGATGGAGAAGCCAATGAACCTTGAACAATACATGACGCCAGAAACAGTTCGCCTCATTTACGAGAAATATCAACAGAAACGAAAGAATGAGCATCGACCTCACTTGGGTGGATCTCAAATTGGCAATGAATGTAGTCGCGCACTTTGGTATCAGTTTAGGCACGCATGGACGCCAGACTTCTCTGGGAGAATACTTCGATTGTTTGAAACAGGTGATCGTGAAGAAGATCGTGTTGTATCTAACCTAAGAGATATCGGTGTAGAGATTTGGGAAGTAGACCCAGAAACTGGCAAGCAAGTTAGATTTACAGAATGTGGTGGTCACTTTGCATTGTCTCTGGATGGTGTAGGTCTTGGGTTTCCTGAGAGCAGTAAGCCACACACACTTGAATTTAAAACGATGAACACCAGAAGTTTTAAAGATATCGAGAAGAAGGGATTACAGAAAAGCAAGCCGATCTATTGGGCGCAATGCCAGATTGGTATGCACTTAGCTGAATTAGAGAACTGCTACTTCTTTGCAGTTTGCAAAGAGACTGACGCTATTTATGCAGAACGTCTAAAGCTAGATAAGTCTGAGGCTATGCAACTTATCGAGAAGGCAAATAAAATTATATTTGCAGAGACGCCACCATCAAAACTAAATGAGGATGCAAGTTTTTGGCAATGCAAGTTCTGTCCGTATTGGGCTGTATGTCATGGATGCAAAATACCAGAAGTTAGTTGTAGGACTTGTAGCCATGTGACCCCAGAGAAAGATGGCACTTGGAGTTGCGCCAAAGGGAAGCCCACAGTTACCTGTGATGAACATCTATACATCCCACAAATCATGCCAAAAGATTTGGTGGTGCATGATGCTGGGGATGACTTTGTTGAGTATCAAGATCAAGATACTGGCGAGATTATTAAGAACAAGGGGAACAGCCAAGCTATCTTTGATGGGAGGATGGTGTAATGGTTTTAAATGTAAGATTGACTAGATCAGAAATGTCAGAAGTAAAACAAGCGGCGGCTTTACGTTGGCAATTGGCAAGGGCAAGCGGTGTTGCAAATCAACGCAAAGATATTAGATCAGATGCTGATATTGATCTTCTAGGTTTAAAGGCTGAAATGGCAGTCGCAAAAGCCTTACATCTTCCATATAGAGCATCTGACCTTGGCATAGATAGTGGTGCTGATATGTGGTCTGAAGACGTAAGTATTGACGTGAAGGCAACGTATCATAAATCAGGCAAGCTATTATTTAAATCCTTAGATTCGTTTGTCGCTGAATACGCAATATTAGTTACCATATCTGATGATGAAGATGTGATGCGTATTGTTGGAGGTATGGGTAGAGATAGATTTAAATTAGAAGCAGTAGAGACAGACTTGGGTAGGGGTATATGTTGGGTTGCACCTCAAGACATATTAACACCCATAGAAGGCGTTTGGCTTACATTAACTCAGTGGAGGTTGTGCAGATGACCTTTAAGTTATCTTTGATGGCAGAATGAAATGATAGAAGACACGATAGTGAGAGAGGCTGTATTAGAAGATATAAAATATGTTGTCAGCCTCAGTAAAAAAGAAAGTTTGAGTTTAGGTTTTATTCCAAAGATGGCGTATGAATCTGCGATCACAGGAATTAAAACTGGCAAGAGATGGTCACCTGTTTGTAATGACAAACTATTTGTGTGTACTGTTAACGATGACCTTGTTGGTTTTTGCCTAGCTAGTTTTGGCAAAAGAAATGCAATCTACCGCAAGGGAAAGATAGCTCAGATTTGCCTACAAGAAGATGCCAGAAAATTTGAGAGGGGCAAACTGCTTTTAAACATAGTTGTCAATTGGGGTAAGTCTATTGGGACTTTATCTTTTGATGCAGGTTGTGCTGACGATCTGGAAAGTAATTTCTTTTGGCAAGCTATGGGTTGGGAGATTGCAGGATCTCGTAAGGGTATCGGACACAAGAACACTTGGGTTCAAACAAGCAAACGCAAAATCAATATATATAACTACGATCCCAATTGGCTAAGTGGATTAATAATAGGAGACGTTAAATGACATTTATCCTTAGAGACTACCAAAAAGAGGCAATAGATGGGTTGTACAGCTACTGGGCAAGTAAGTCAGGGGATAACCCACTAATCGTTGCGCCTACAGGTTCTGGGAAGACTGCGATCATCGCACAATTAATTTCAGACGCCATGAGCTACCACGGCACGAGAGTTATGGTTGTAACGCACGTTAGAGAGCTTCTGGAGCAAGGTGCTTCAGGATTGGTCAAACTGTACCCACAGGCTGATTTTTGCTTCTACAGCGCGTCTGTGGGTGAGAAGAGACTAGACAAACCTATTATATTTGCAGGCATACAAAGTGTATGGGAGAGAGCCTACCAGATCGTCCCTGCAATTGATTTGATCTTAATTGATGAAGCTCACATGCTACCCAAGAATGAAGGCACTCGATACAACAAATTCATAGCTGACATGAAGAGTTGTAATCCAGATGTTAAAGTTGTTGGCCTGACTGCCACGCCATACCGATTGGACAGTGGATACTTGCACAAAGGCGAGGGAGCTATCTTTGATGGAATTGCACATGACATATCTGTTGAGATGCTCATGGAGCAAGGTTACCTGTCTCCTGTCATATCCAAGGGCGGAATTAAACAGATCGACCTGACAAATGTCAAGAAACGTGGTGGTGAATTTATCGAGAGCCAATTGGCTACTGCCGCATCAGATCCAGAGTTGGTTGCGTCTACAGTCGCAGAGATCGTTGACTTGGGATCAGATAGGAAAAGTTGGTTGGTGTTTAGCTCTGGTGTAAGCCACGCACGAATGTTGTCAGATGAATTTGAGTTTCACAATATATCAGTTGGAGTTGTCACTGGATCAGATGGGAAGAAAGCCAGAGATCAGACAATCGCTGATTTTAAATCTGGCAAACTAAAATGCCTGATCAATGTGAACGTATTGACCACTGGCTTTGATCATCCTTCTGTGGATCTCGTTGCGTTAGTTAGAGCTACAGCATCAACTGGATTGTATGTGCAAATGGTTGGACGTGGCACTAGAATTGCAGATGGCAAGGAAAACTGCTTGATATTAGATTATGGTCAAAATGTTGAGCGTCACGGATTTATCGATAAAGTTAAGCCAAAAGATAAAATGAGTGGTGGCGATGGAGAAGCTCCAGTTAAGACATGCGAGAAATGCCAGACGATGGTTCACGCCGCCGCTCAAGTTTGTCCTGAGTGTGGATTTCAGTTTCCACCTCCTATGCTTAATCACAGTTCAAGTTCATACCGAGGTGCTATGTTATCGTCTCAAGTAGAATCCGAGTGGGTTGATGTCGATAGTGTGTACTATTCAAGACATAAGAAAGATGGAAAGCCAGACAGTGTGAAGGTGACTTACCATTGTGGAATGATGTCAAACTCTGAGTGGCTTTGTCCAGATCATGGTGGATACGCCGCCAGTAAATATAGATCGAGAAAGCCTTTACTGAACTCAACGGCAGATACAACAGATGAAGCTCTGGACGAATCAAGTTCTTGGACAACGCCTAGTCGCATAAAAGTTAAACCATCATCTCACAATCCAAAGTACAAAGAGATTGTGGAATTTGATTATACACAAGTGGAGAAGAAACATGAGACGCAAACGCAAAACTCGGACTACTACGATTGGACTGGTGAAGATATCCCCTTCTGAGCATGACGAGCAAGTTGGGTTTATTAATTGGTTTCGAGCTAAATATCCAAGTGTTTTGATCTTTGCAATTCCCAATGGTGAGAAGAGAGCCATTAGCGTTGCCAAAAGATTAAAAGCTGAAGGTGTAGTTCGAGGCGTCCCAGATTTGTATGTACCTGCATGGAAACTGTGGATTGAAATGAAACGAGCTTCAGGTGGAAGACTTTCGCCTGATCAGAAAGAAATGATAAATTATTTAGAAAGTATTGGAAATACAGTTATCATAGGGAAAGGGGCAAGTGATGCCTCTAAGAAAGTATTAGATTTTATGGAGAAAGGATAATTAGAATGACGTGGGAAATAAAAAAAATAATATGTGGAAATCAAGAACATTATAAAAAGGCTCAAGATAGTTATCGAGAGGCATGGATGGTGCAAGCCAAGAAAGATAAAGATGCCAATCCTACATTAAGATTAAGCCAGAAGCCAATGAAGAATGCCACGCTAAGTAAGGCAGGAGCGTCCAGAGGTGGTAAAAATAGAGCAAAGGCATACGCACATAGCCAACAGCAACTTAGTTTGTTTTAATAAAGCCTTGTAAGTCATTGAAAACAAACAAAACTTTCCTCTTGATATACTACATTTAGTATGCTATATATTGTATGTAGAGAGAAAAGGAGAGTTTTATGAGACTTTACAAAAGTAATTCGGGTCAATGGTTTGGCACTCAAGCTGACGCTCGTCGCAATTCGCCAAGACAATGGGTTGAGGTTGATGTCCCA